GTTTGAAACAGGAGAAGGAGCGCCGGACTTTAAGCCCTCCCAAAAAATTCATTACAGTAAGTCGGACCTTGACTACACACTTGATGTGAACCAGGTATTCGATAATCTATACGCAAGCGAGGACGTAAGCGATGGTAAATAGACGAGGTAAGCAAGGCGGTAGTAGGACTGGGGCTATCGGAAGACCGGCCACTAAAAAACAAGGCGGTAGAGGAACATTTGCTCAAGGCCAACAACGCCTGGCTCGACAGGCAGCAACACTATTCGGAGGCGGTAAAGGCCGTGGCGCCGGCGGTTTGGGTGGTCTCCTTGGCGGTGATGCTGAAAGTTTGAATCGACGGGCAAGAAAGCAAATGCAAAGTCAAGCAGGTGGCCCTATGGTTACTCAAGCAGGCGCAGGTAGAGGCCGCATGGCTCAACCAGGCGCAGGTCGGCGTGGCGCAGGCCGATTGCTGGGTGGCATTGAGAAATACGCAGACACCTTGAGAGGTGGCGCTGGCGGTATGGGTGGCAGAGGCCAACAATCGCAAGCATTTATAACGCAAGCACCAGTAAGAGGTGGCCGTGGAAGACGCCAACCGGCTGGTGGTCTTGCAGGTGGAACTATGGGTGGTCTTCTTGGCGGCATGGGTGGTATCAAAATGCGAGCTGGCGGCAAAACCAAAGCGAAAGGTATGGCTGGCGGCGGCAAGATGAAGACCAAGGGTTATAAAGCGGGCGGCAAAATGAAGACCAAGGGTTATAAAGCTGGCGGCAAGCTCCCTATGGTTGAGAAAGATGGTCAGATGGTTCCGTTTTATGCTGCCGATGGTAAGGGCAAGATGCAGCAGGGTGGCAAAATCAAGATGAGTACCAAAATGATGGCTAACGGTGGCATGACCGCGATCCGTAAAAAAGAAGGTGGTAATACTGTAGCCAGGGGTTCTGGCGCTGCTCGCAAACAAAAGTTTACGAAGAACGGATAAGTGGCAATAGATCGCCCACTGTCTCCGTCTGAAAGCATCTTTTCTGCTGGTGAGAATGGAGAGCCGGATTTAGAGATTGAGATTCTGAACCCAGAAGCTGTTTCCATTGAGACAGAAGATGGGGGAATGGTCATTGATTTTGATCCTGATTTCACTCCTGAAGGGGCGATTCCTCACGATGCCAACTTGGCTGAGTACATTGATGATTCTGATTTGCAATCGATTGCAGCGGATTTGATTGGATCGTTCAAGTCTGACAAGGAGAGTCGCGCAGACTGGGAGAAGACTTACATTCGGGGTCTTGATCTGTTGGGTTTGAAGCACGAAGACAGGACAACGCCTTGGGATGGCGCTTGCGGTGTATTCCATCCGCTATTGACTGAGGCGGTGATTAGATTTCAATCTCAGTCGATACAAGAGCTTTTCCCGGCTGCCGGTCCAGCCAAAACTGCTGTAGTCGGAACGATCACCGCTGAGAAGCAAGAGCAGTCGAACCGTGTTCAAGATTATCTGAATTACCTGCTCACTGAGCGAATGACGGAGTATCGCACCGAAACGGAGCGACTGTTGTTTTCTTTACCGTTAGCTGGCTCTGCGTTTCGTAAAGTCTACTACGACCCTAACATGGGTCGGCCTTGTAGTATGTTTGTCCCGGCTGAAGATTTCGTTGTTAGCTACGGCGCTTCTGACCTGAATACTTGCGAGAGAGCAACTCAGGTTATGAGACGCAGTGCGAATGAGGTCCGTAAGCTCCAGGTCTCTGGTTTTTATGCGGACGTAGAAATACCGGCTGCTGCGCCTGACTACGATCAGATAGAAAAGAAATACAACGAGCTTACTGGGGACTCAACAAGCTACGAACTCGACTATCGGCACGTTCTGTTAGAGATGCACGTTGATTTAGACTTGCCAGGATTTGAGGATAAGCAAAAAGGTGAGGACACTGGCATACAATTACCGTATGTCGTGACCATAGAGCAGTCTTCTCGGACGATTTTGTCTATCCGGCGCAACTGGTACGAAGATGATGAGCGCAAAATGCGTCGTCAGCACTTCGTTCACTACCAGTATATGCCTGGTTTGGGTTTCTATGGGTTCGGTTTGCTGCACATGATCGGTGGTTTGGCTAAATCTGCCACCTCATTGCTCCGACAACTGGTCGATGCAGGCACTTTGGCTAATCTTCCGGGCGGATTGAAGGCCCGAGGGTTGCGAATTAAGGGTGATGATACCCCAATCATGCCCGGAGAGTTCCGAGATGTGGACGTTCCTGGTGGAAGTATACAAGAAAATATAAGTTTCTTGCCTTACAAAGAGCCAAGCCAAGTTTTATACCAGCTAATGGGCGATATTGTAGAGGAAGGACGGCGTTTTGCCTCCGCTGCTGACGTAAAAGCGGCGGATATGAACGCAGAAGCGCCGGTTGGTACGACATTAGCCATTTTAGAACGCTCTATGAAGGTAATGAGTGCGGTTCAGGCCCGGTTACACGCCTCTATGCGTGTAGAGTTGCGGCTTTTGTCCCAAGTAGTGAATGATTTTGGGCCAGAATCGTACCCATACGACGAAGATAGGGAGCCATTGGTGGCTTCTGACTTCGATGACCGGGTTGACATCATTCCAGTGAGCGATCCTAACTCTGGAACGATGGCTCAACGAATTATGCAGTATCAGTCGGCTTTGCAGTTAGCCCAGCAAGCGCCTCAAATGTACGATATGCCGCTTTTGCACCGTCAAATGCTGGAAATACTGAATATTCGGGACGCAGACAAGATTGTTCCGACTGATGAAGACCAGCAGCCGACCGATCCTGTGACCGAAAACATGAATGTTATCAATAACAAGCCGGTCAAAGCGTTTGCCTATCAGGACCATGAGGCTCATATACAGACCCACCAGTCTGCGATGCAAGACCCCAAGATCATGGACTTGGTGGCGCAAAGCCCGATGGCAGACGCTATCGGAGCGTCTATGGCAGCGCATATACAGGAACACTTGGCGTTCCAGTACAGGATGGAAATAGAAAAGGAGCTTGGTTTTGAGCTTCCAGGGCCAACAGAGCCGTTGCCAGAAGATATTGAGTTTAGGATATCAAGGCTGGCCGGTCTGGCTGCCGCACAGTTATCAGGCAAGAATCAGCAAGAGCAACAACAAGCAGCGCAACAAGAGCAGATGAACGATCCAATTCTGCAAATGCAGCAAAAAGAGTTGGAAATAAAAGAGATGGAAGCTCAGAGGCGTATGCAATCGGAAATGGGAAGATTGCAGCTTGATACTCAAAAGGCTGCTGCTAGAGCGAGCTTGGACGCACAAAGGCTGCGTCAGCAGCTTGATATTGAGGAAGCTCGGCTTGCTGCGAGGATAGCAGAGGGTAAATCAAGTGATCAGATAGCGGGTTTGAAAGCTGGTATCGAAATAGCTAAAGAGGTTTTCGATGAGCAGTAACACAGACAACGTGTTTGATTACTTGAGAAACGGTCTGCGTAGTAAGATGAATGAATATGCTGATCACATCAGCGGTGGGGCTTGCAAGGACTACAGTGATTACACTAAGTTGTGTGGTGTGATTGAGGGTTTAGCTTTAGCTGAGAGAGAAATCTTGGATTTGAAGGAACGCTTTGAATCTGATTAACGCTACATCAAGTAGCGCAAGCGACTCTGGACGCTTTTTTCCAGTGCAAGGAAATAATCTAATGTCTGAAGCATTAGCAAAAGGCGAAGTCGGAGCAGTATCTGTTTCGATGGACGCAAACAACGAGTCCGAAGAGGCTCGCAAGGCTGCACAGTTGCCAGAGCCAAAAGGCTATAAACTGTTAATCGCTTTGCCGGAACCAGAAGAGATGACGGAGGGGGGCATATTAAAAGCCGCCACAACTCTGCATGACGAAGAGGTAGGGTCTATTGTCGGCTTGGTTCTCAAGCTTGGAGCCGATGCTTACAATGACCCTGCCCGGTTCCCTAGCGGACCTTTGTGTAAGGAGGGTGACTTCATTTTGATGCGGTCATACTCTGGCACTCGGTTCAAGGTTCATGGCAAAGAGTTTCGTCTTATCAATGACGACTCGGTGGAAGCGGTTGTTGAAGACCCAAGAGGAGTGTTGAAGATATGAGCGAACCTCAGTATGAGTCTGATGAACAAAAATCTCACACCGCAGAAGAAAAATTCTTCGGAGTGAAAACCCAGATTGGTAAGAAGTCTGCCCCGACAGTAGATGAAGACGGCCAGTTTGAGCTGGAAATCGTGGATGATCGGATCGAAGAGGACCGAAGACCGCCGAAGACCGCAACCGATACAGACGACATCGATGATGAAGAGTTAAGTGGCTACAGCCAAAAGGTTCAGAAAAGAATCAATAAGCTGCGTTACGAACAGCACGAAGAGCGCAGGAAGCGTGAAGCTGCTGAAAAGATGCGCGAAGAGGCTGTCAGAGTCGCAGAACAGCTTAACCAGAAGAACAAAGAAAACGAAGCTCTTATCAACAGAGGTGAGGCAGCATTAGTCTCACAGATCAAACAAAGAGCAGAGCTTGCGCTACAGGAAGCAAGGAATAGCTATAAAAAGGCTTATGAAGAGGGTGACACTGACAGTGTTGTTTCCTCTCAGGAAAACCTGATCAGAGCGCAGGCTGAGTTATCTGAAGCTGAGAGGTACGAAAATAATCTCGCGCAGAGTCAAGCTCAAAGACAGCAGCAAGAGCAGGAATTCTATCAGCAACGTGCTGCTGATCAGGCTGTTCAGAACGTAGCACAGCAACAACCCAGGACGGTAGACCCAGAAGCGCAAGACTGGGCAAACAAGAATCCTTGGTTTATGAAAGAGGGATATGAAGAGATGACTAGCCTGGCGTATGGAACACACGCTGCGTTGATCAAAAGGGGCATACAGCCTAATAGCTCTGAATACTTTCGGCAGATTGATAGGCGTTTAAGAAACGCTTTTCCAGAATATGATTGGCAGGATGAAG